AACGGCGAAGGAATGGCTCATTAGTTAGTGGCATGTTGCCCCCCCCCGTTCCCATCCTTGCCTGAAGCGTATTGATTACATCTCCCTGAAATCTAATGTCATTAACTCTATTCCCATAAAAAACAATCACTGTTGCCCTCGATTCATTCTGGTTCTCAAAAGCATTAAGGGTTGGAACAATCCCCCCCCGACCCATGTTTCATAGTCTTGGTCATTCTGTGCTCGTCGCGACTTCACCCACCACATTACGCAACGCTGCTTCCAACTCTTGCGGGAGTTTCCCTCTGCTTCTTGTCGAGCGTCTTAGAATCCCCTCGCATGCCTTCGCTGAGAGCGAGTATTTCGCTGGAACGTTCTCCGTCTCCAAGACAGCCGACAATGAACACTCGACGGCGACGTTGGGCGACTCCGAAGTATTGAGCGTCAAGCACACGCCATGAGACACCGTACCCCCTTTTAGCCATTTCCCCGATGACAATTCCAAAGTCTCGTCCGGAGTTGCTAGACAAAAGGCCAGGGACGTTTTCAAGGACGAAGTACTGTGGTCTAAGTTCGTCCACGAGTCGTACAATCTCCCAATATAGTCCGGAGCGTTCTCCGGCAAGACCGGCACGTTTGCCTGCGACCGAGAGGTCTTGGCACGGGAACCCGCCTGTGAGGATTCCTCGATCTGGAACGAACCCTGCATTTCTAAGTTGCTCACCTGTAATCTCCTTTATGTCGGTGAAGTGTTGTGCCTTTGGAAATCTATTCTCTAATACGCTACGAGCTGCCTTGTCAATCTCGACGGTGGCCACAACGTCGATTCCGTTGCGCTCCATAGCAAGGTCGAAGCCACCCACGCCAGCGAATAAAGATACTGCGGTTAGCTTAGACATTGGCTGTCACTGCTCCATTCTGGTAAGAACCCACCATTGCGATACCAGAACCAGGCTGCAACGATGTCCTGTTGCAACCTGGTCGCCTGGTTCGGTGTTGGGGGGATACGGGGGATAAACTGTCGAGCGTACTGCCAGAGCCATACTTGAATCTGGTACAAGCCCTGAGCGTCAGTCTGTTGATTGGTGTCCACGAGCTTGTCACGAGACTCAGCGTAGGCGATGCAGGAAAACGTCTCCTGCACTTCTGATGGCATGTGTACTATCGGGTCGGGGTTAACTGGCTGAGATGGTGTCCACTTCACTGCCGCTTCCGTCTCCGTTGCTGACGGGAAGATGAACATTCCGACTGACAAAACGCAGAGCATCACTAATGCCCTTGGCATAGCCAATACTTTCATGGAGATACTCCTCTATCTGGTTAATCCGTTCTTCAATCTGGTCGAGAGTCGGGATCATTAGAAAGGCTCCTCAGGTAGTTCTTCGACGTTGCCGAAGCCTGCGGTGAGGGCATCAACGGTGCTGGGGTTGTTCTTCAGTACTGCGTAAGCCTTCTTCTTGCCAGCGATCACCTGCTTCTCACTCAGGTTGCCCTTAGTAAGGTACTGCTGGGCAAGGGAGTTAAGGAACTCATCGGTGGGGGCCAACTGAGCCGCCTTGATGATGTCCTGTACGTCCTTCGGTGCGTCGCTCGGTGTGCTGAGTGGTTTAGCTGGGGCCGTGGCTCGTGGCTTACTCTGCTCGTAGACTGCGCCAGACTTGGCCTGGGTAGCCTTGTTTCCATCGTCGTCCTCATCGGCCACCAGTCCGAGTGCCGCCATGTATGCGTAACGTCGAGCGTAGGTAACCGCTGAACCCTGGGCCTGTGGGTCATCCTTCACCAGGTGCAAGCGCATGGTGTGGGAGATGAACTGGCCTGAACTGTGGAGCAGGTACGTGGTCAGAGCGTCACCCTCGGTGTACTCTCCGTCGATGAACTGGCTGATGGCCAGACCGTGCTTTGACAGAATCGGGGTGGCGTGGCTGACAACATCAGGGAGTGCGGCGTACTTGCTCTTAAAGAACGGGTTAACCGATCCCTTTGGAACTGCACCGAACTCGGCCTGGGCCGCTACGAGAGCCGTTGCCAGCTCGTTGAGTGATTCGCTTTTCATTCTTCTTCACTTTCTATTTCTTTGGCTGAAACTAGGTTGACGTACCCGACACTGTGTACGCCCTGACGTAATACGGTTGTCCATGTCCAATCGCTTGGCCATGTACTTGTGTAGCCGTTCAGAGATTCGTCGTGGTCAACGTCGAACTCTAACACGACCCTGTAACGCTTGATTCCTGTTGGTTCGGGCATCAGTCCTCATTCCTTCTTGTTAGGTTGCTTTGGTTTATCCATACCTGACCCTCTCCATCTTGCTGGCAAAGTGACTTGAACGAGCAGTAGTCACATTGCCAGTTTTTCCCGCCAGGTGTTAGGTACAGAACGTCACCGTCATCGTCAAGTGCGATGCGGTCGGGCAGATAGCCAGCAGTGATGGCATAGTGGATGCCTTCAGCGCGGCGAATCTCTGCGAGTGCCTGTGGCTCCCACTCGGAACGAGGAATCCAGAACTCAGCGAGGAAGCGGTTGTAGTTCTCTACGCCCATCTTCTCAGCCTTGTTGATAGACAGCGCCTCAAAGGTGGTTGAACCCATGATGATGTACTCAATCTCAATCTCAGGGTTGGCTCCCATGATACCTAGGGCGTTCATACCGGCCTGCACGATAGCCTTCTTCGCTGGGCCTTCTGGGTACTTGAACTCACCACGCATACGGTTCCAGCCGACCTGCTTGTCGAAGCTGTACGTACCCATCGTCTTAAGTTCCCAAAGAACGTGAGTGCCGCTAACGTCGACGCCGAGGTTAGATACAGGGATGAGTGCGTCACACGATCCACTGATGTACTCCGTGCCACTGGCTACTTCAAACTGAGCGTCAGGGAACACCTCAAGGATTGCGTCCTGAAGTGCCTCGTGCACAATCGTACCGAGTCCAGTGACCCAGGCTCCAGCCTCGTCCATTGGCTCGGTGGGCTTAGCGTCGAACGCATTGTAACCCTGCTGACGAGCACACCCAAAGGATGAGCTGTACCGCAGCGGAGTGTTGAGCGCCGTTGGCTTTGGTGTCTGTGACTTCTCCCACATCTTCTTTGCAAGAAGGTGCGTCACAACGGGATTCTTTACTGGTTCCATATCCGACCTTTCCTTTCGTTGGAACAACTAATGCTAACAGTACATCAGGGGTGTATCAAATCCAGGGCAATCCGCCAAAATCCCTGAGGTTTTTCTTATTTGCTACGAGATTCGCCTGAACATAAGGGATATTGTGCTCCCGATGCCAGTCGCTCATCCAGATAGTTTTCACAGTTGAGGGGAAGAAATCACACTCAATCTGGGGAACGAACTTACGGTAACGCTCCTCGCAGTAGTACCAAAAACTGTTCTCGTTCCAGTAGGCCACGTGCGTAGGGTCTTGGAAAGCACCACGGCCATCGGTCGAGGGAGTCAGTGAGAGCAGCATGCCACCGTGGGCCAGCAACTTCCATATTTTGTTCATCACGGCCACCTTGTCGGGCACGTGCTCCAGGAAGTCCACCGAACGGATGACGCCTACAGAGCCTTCAGGCAGGTCTAGGTCGAGGAAATCGCCCACGTAGTCCACGCCTGGGCCTTCGTACATATCCACGCCTTCGTAGCCTTCTGGCTTGCGGTGAGCGGCTCCTAGGTCTAGGCACTTCAGCCCACGTCGCTTGGCCCACGCCAACGCTAGGTCTTGGATGTCTCGCTCGTACATCTCCAACGTGCCACGCTGGATGTCAGCATTTAGCTGAGACTGAGCCTGGGTCTGGCCCTTGTGGATTCGCTGAGAGTAGAGGTTGTCCTTGATGTGGTAGAACTCACCCACCTTGAATAGGCGAGCCATGAGGTCTTGATCGTCAAGGATTACGAGGTCACGGTCATAGCCACCCACCTGCTCGTAGGCACTGAAGCGGAACGCACGGACGTGGTTAGGCGCATACCAGATGTGAGCGACGTTGTGAGGGTAGGGCGGGAACGATGTGCAGACGTGGCTACCGTCCTCGTCACGGTAGGACCATCCATAGTTAAGGTCAAACTCGTCGAAGTTGGGTGAACCGTCTGCGTTAATCTGGTTGAAGTCCGAGTAGACAAAGACGATATCTTCGCTGATGTCGAACGCTTCCTTGATGGACTCCAGGGCTTCGGGCATGAGCATGTCGTCGTGGTCCAGCTCCACCAGGATGTCGCCATTCGTGCTGTATGCGGCGAACGCCTTGTAGAACCCTACGCCACGTTCAGCAGGGGTGTAGCGAATCTTTACTCGGTCGTCCTTAGGACGCTCCCATGTTGCCCCGTTGTTGAGAACGACAACCCATTCCCAGTCGGTGTAGGTCTGGGCTACGAGAGACTTGTAGCAGTCGTCCAGGTAACGTGCATCGTGGCTGGGGGTGAATACGCTAATCATTCTTTAATCCACATCTCTAGCTCGTCCAGTACCTTGATTACGTCGCAGGGTGATTGGGTGATGCAGGTGGCGCACACCGGAAACCATTCCGTGTGCGGTTGAGGCTGGTGCTTCTCTCGTAGGGCTTGGCGTTCGGCTTGGTTCATTTTTTGGTCACCGTTTCTGTGATTGAGTAGGCGTTTGGCATTACTTGCCCAACCACCTACCAAACAAGAACCCATCAACGGCACAAATAATGAAAATGATGATTATGCGGTAAATCATTCTTCCACCTTTTCAAAGTCTCCGTCCCATCCTAACTGAGATAGCCATGCTGCGAAGGCTGCACCCATCTCTTCATCCTTGATTTGGTGATGCTTCACAAAGTCGTCAAAGTCGTCAAAGGGTTCTTCGGGGGTCATAGTTTCTCCTTTGGGTACGGCAAACTTGACAACAACAAATTACGCATAGCCCATTTTTTCTCAGTTTTACTTCCTAGCAAATAAAGATAACGGTATTTGCCCTCTCTCTTGACTGGCGACCACCCTCGTTTTTTAGCTTCCGACAACGTGATGTTTTTACCGTTTTGGCGAGGATGTCGTAATCTTCCTGATTGGTCAAGATAAAAGGTTGCCTTGCCACTTCTTCCTGTGTAGATAGCGTTTGTGGCTTGATAGATAATTCCTAGATGCCCTTCGGTGGCGTCTGCAAATGAAAGTATTGCCTTGTATTGAGGTTTGTCAATTTTTAGAAGTCGAAGCGCACGAGCAATAAAGAACGACTCCGAGTTTTTGGCTATTTCGTCAAGTAGAACTAGCCGGTGAAGTTCAGTCACAGACCTTTTGTGTTCTGCGCCAAACACGCTGGCGCACACGTTTTCGGAAGATGGAGTGGCGAACGCACAAACTCCTACCAACATGTCATTGTCATACAATCCGTAGCACATTGGGCCGTTATGAATGCCGTGAGAGTAGTGATGTTTTTTTACAAACTCTTTGCCGTCAGTTAAAGAAATTTTATTGACTCGCATTTCTTTGCGCTCGGCGTTGGTCATAGTTTCTCTCCACACTTGGGGCAGTAATTGCAACGGTGTTGTTCCTCGTTTGGAATCTTGAAATTAAGAACTTTCCCATCATCCTTTTGGATGATAACGTACACATTCCACGAATAAATATGAGTGCAGTCGGGGG